TCTCTACCTGTACGGCGTCTACTTCAAGCACACGCGTGCAGTCCTGGATGGCGACTGGGCCGGCTGGGATGATGAGGATGTTTTCGGTGACATTCAGGTCCAGAAGCCCGACCGCTACCATTGCTACAAGTGCGGAACCAATACTCCCGCCGCGGAACTCCCGGCCGCCCAGGCGAAGAGTTGCCAGAAATGCGGAGCGCCTCTTGGCCCGGAAGCCTTCTTTCCCGCGGAAGTCTCCACCGAGACGGCAATCACTGGGCAGAAGCGCGTACCGCGCGCGATGGTCAAGTGGAGCGTCCATGGGCCGATGGAGATCGATGTTGACCCGCAAGCGAACTGCATTGAGGAATTGCCTACACTCAGTTTCGACCGTGAGATCGACATTGGGGCGCTGAGGCTGACCTATCCGGCTATCTTTGAGAAGATCACCGAAGGCGCGGAACTGGGAACAACTCCCAACGCAGCCTATGAGAAGCTGCGCAGGAACGAAATCACGTCGATGGGGTGGGGATACACCTCGGACTCCCAGAACCAAAAGCCGACGCTCAGCCAGAATTGGATGGCGCCAAGTTCTTACGGCCGGACAGGAGATAAAGAATTCGCTGCGTGGATGCACCAAAACTTTCCCGACGGCGCCAAGGTAACGCTGATTGGTTCACTGGTTGCCGACGTGCGCAAGGCCAATCTCGCTAAAGAGTGGTCCTGCTGCCAGTTGCATGAGAATGTGGGGATGTACCCGGAGTCGATTGCGGACCTGGTGGTCCCGTTCAATATCCGTCTGAACGACGTAATGGACCTGATCGACGACTGGATTGAGCGGTGCGCGGCGGGCATGACGATCTACGACTCGAACAAGATCGACCGCCGGGAGATGGCGGGCCGGGTCATGTCGCCCGGTGTGTTGAACGGGGTCCAGACAAAGGGCGCCGGGATCGACAAGCCTCTTCAAGACGCGATTATGCAATTCAAATTTGATCTTGATCCGCAGGTCTTCAACTATCCGCCGATGCTGATCCAGATGGCCGAGACCATTTCGGGGGTGACACCTCAGACCTTTGGCGGCGGTGGCCAGGAGGGCATTGAGACCAAGGGCGGCCAGGAACAGGCGCTCAATACTGCTCTCGGTAAGCTGAATATCTACTGGAAGGGCACCAAAGGGGAACATGCCCAGGCGGCGCAGAATGCTCTTGAGTGCCTCCAGAAGTTGATGCAGGCCGGCGCGGTCGGAGAAATCTGGGATGTGGTCCAGGCCAATGGCTCTGAGTTCCGGAACAACTACGTCAACTGGAACAAGATGCAGGGCCACATCAAGGTCTATCAGGATATCGATCAGGGACTGCCGCAGACCCCTCAGCAGATCCGGGAGACGATGCAGACCTTCCTCAAGATGTCAGACGGCAAGAACCCAATCGTCACGTCGATGCTCGATTGCGTTCCTAACCAAGAGTCGATGATGGCTACTCTCGCGCCGCCGGGATGGGTGCTGCCCCAAGCTGCCCAGAGAGCGAGGACGCTTCAGGCGATCAACACACTCATGGAGAACGACTATATCGCCGTGCAAGACCCACAGACGGGCCAGCAGGTCAACCAGTTGCCTGTCATGCCGGAGCAGGAAGTCGAGGACTTCGGCACGCTCCGCGACACGATGCGGCTATTCTGGCAGGAGAACGGGGACTTCAGGAAGTCGAACCCTGGCGGGTGGGAGCGGACAAAGGCCTACTACGCCATGGCTATTCAGATGGAAGCGGGAGAAGCCGCCGCCGAGGCAAAAAGGCAAATGGCAGTGAAGGCCGCCGGAATGCCACCGGCACCGCCGCCTGACCCGCAGCAGCAGCAGGCGCTTCAGTTGCTCACCCAAGATGGGGCGCGCGCGGTGGACCGGCTCCAACAGCTCTCAGAGATGCCTCCCCAGCCACCGGGCGTCAATATCACCCCTCAAGTCACAGCATCGTATGATCTCCTGAAAGGGGCTCTCGACGCTCAAAAAGCAGCAGCACAACAGAAGTAGAGGAGAAGACGTCATGACGAAACACGCTTTTGGCGATGTCGTTCTTTATCAGCGCGGCAAGGATTCAGTCAACGCGCTGGTTGTTCAATCTCACACCCAGGCGGACGGTGAGCACATGATGGTCGCCTACCTCGATCCGGCCATGGCCAGCCCGCTGCTCAGCGGGACGAACGTCGAGAAGGCGATTGCCACGGCGTTTGTGTCGCCGCTGACCGAGGGGAAGACGTTCGGGTGGAAGGAACTGCCTGAGCCCACCCTGCCTATTGGCGGTGAGCCGTCGGCGGAATGCGGAGAGGATACCGGCCGGCTGTCGCCCGAGGACGCGGCCAAGGCGGCCGATGCGGTCTTTGGGCCGGTCGAGCCCGGCGCGCCCGAGTCGCCGCACGCGATTGATATTGGCGGCCAGCCGGGAGAACCGCAACCCGATGGTGGAACCTACCTCTCCGGTGTAGCAGGAACTGCGCCCGCACCAAAGGAGGCCGAGCAGGAAACTTCGAACGACCCTATCGACGATTCTTCGAAGTAATCTGACAAAATGCTTGACCAATAGGGTCAGCTTCGGCTGGCCCTTTCGTTTGCCCGCAACACCGAACCACTCAAGGAGATTCAGCATGGCCTATGGAATCGCAGCCCCCGCAGCCCCCGCAGCAGCCGCACCAGCCGCACCAGCACCGAGCGCACCAGCAGCAACCTCCGCACCCTCGACACCCGTAACCTCCGCCCCAGCGGCATCGGCTCCCGTCGCAGAGCCTAGCGCCCCGGCAGCGGGCGGGCCGCCAGCCGCGCCAAGCGCATCCGGTGAGGCTACCCCAGCACCAGCCGCCGCCGCAGGCACAGCAGCCGGCGCAGAGCCTAAACAGGACGACTTTCCCGGCGATGTTGTCTCCTTCCTCGAAGCCCACAACAAGTGGGAGTGGGAAAAGGAGGGGCAGATCGACGAGCAGCCCGCCGTCACTGCGGCCGAGGCCCAGCCCGCAGACCAGGAGAAGCCCGCGGCCGAGGTTGACAAGCCGGCAGAGGGCGAGCAGCAACCGGTCGCCGCGGAGCCGGCAGAGGCTGTCACACCCGAGGCTCTCAATGCCCTGGCGGCAAAGAGTCCCGAACTGCAAGCGGCCTTCGACGCCAACCCCGAGGTCAAGAATGCGCTCTTTGCCATGGCGCGCACCAATGCCAAGGCCGCACCCATTCTGGAAGTCTTCCCGAACGTCGAGTCGGCCAAGTTCGCAGCGGACCAGGCCAACGTGGCGGTCAACCTGCGCGCCGGCTTTCTCGAGGCTGTGGATACCCCCGAGAGTTTTCCCGCAGCATTTGAGCAATTCGCCGAGCAGTTTGCGATCACCGACAAGGACGGCAAGCCGGTTCTGGACGCCCAGGGCAATCCGACCTTTGGCGACGACTTCCACATGCTCAACGATTACGTCGTGAATACCTACCACGACGTTGAAATCGGCGACCTTGAGGCGGCACAGCAGGCAGGCCGCTTTGCAAACGGCGACGGCAGCGCCGACGACATGGCGCTCCAGGCGCTCAAATATATCAAGGACTGGCGCGCTGGAAAGACAGACGGCGAAAAGCCCGACCTCAGCGGGATGGACCCCGAGGCCAAAGCCTACTACGAGCGGAAAGAGCAGGAACTGGCCGAGCGTGAGGCTGCGCTGGGCGGTAAGGAGAAGACCCAGACCGTCGAGCAGCGCCAGCAAGCACGGACAAACTACGAACAGTCCGTTGCCCGTCAGGTTGGGGCAGCGGTAGGAAGCACACTTAAAGCCATGCTGGACGAAAAGGCGAAGGTGGGCGCCTTCATCCCGAGTTATGTGATGGAAGCGAAAGACCCCGTGACCGGGATCAGCGTCTTCGCCAAGACCATCATGGATCAGTTTGAGGAGATGACCTACGGGCGCGTCGATAGGGCAACCGGCAAGGTTATTGGCGGCGTGGCCTTCATTCGCGACCAGGCCCGCATGTTGGCGCGGCGTCCACCGTCGCCAGAAGCCGAACTGGCGCGCGTCGATACCGCTCAACGGCTGATCGACGAGCATCTACCAGCAATCTTCGAGAAGGAATTTCGCAAGGTCCAGGCGAGGGAACGGTCTGACCGGGAACGCACCCAGGGAAGATCCGATATTCGCGAGCAACTGGCCGAGCGCGAGCCGAGAGCCGGCGGAAGCGCTGGCACTCCCAAACCATTGACCCCACAGGACGCGATGCAGCAGGCCTACCAGTGGGTTGACCAGCAATTCCCGGACATCGATCCGAGCAGCAGGACTGAAAAGGCCCTCATCAAGAAGAACGAGATCATGGGAGGACGGTAGAAGCCGCGCGCTATCCCGCAATCCCACCGGCGTAATCGCCTTCCCGGAGGCGCAGGGACAAAATTGCGAAATTGCGCAAGCTACAAAGTCGAGCCCATCAACGGAACATACAAACCGCTCCCGGCGGATACCAAAGACCGGCAGAAGCGCGACGCCAAGCAGTGCCCCTAACCACCGATGCCGCAATGGTTCGATAGAAGAGCGGCCAGAAGAGGCACACCATGGCTCAGCAAAACCTCGGAGCCGCATCCCAGCAAACTGCATGGATGCTTCAGAAAGTCAACTCGGACGTTCAGATTTCGGAGAACCTGGACATGGCCGGCGATTCCCTATTCTCCCAAGCACCCACCGAAGAGATCGGCCTTCAGCAGTACCGCCACCCCCTCGAAACCGAAGTTGGCGGCGTTGTTGGTTACTACCAGCCCGATGGCGGCTCCTACTTCCAGGGCCAGGGCAACCAGGTTGACCAGATGATCGTCGCTCCTCTGCCGATCATGGTCGCCATCTCCGCAACCGAACTGGCGCGCCGCATCGCCAAGGGCGGCCGCGACATCACCGTGGACAACTGGATTGCGCGCATGATCTCCAAAGTCAAGGACAAGACTGCGCACACCCGCAACGCCTACCTCCAGGGCTACAACAACGGCATTCTGGCCCAGGTGAACAGCACCTACGCCGGCGGCACCACCATCCCGCTGCTCACCCCGCCCTTTGGCGGCCGTCTGCTCGACAGAAACGGCTACTACAGTGTCACTGACGGCAACTTCAATCAGATCGGCAATGTGAACGTGCTGGATGTCGAGAAGAATGGCGTTGGCACGATCGACACCGTGACCGTGGACGCCGTCCCCGGCGGGACCGCGGCGGGTTACTACTTCCTGCCCATCGGCCTTGCCTCCGGCAATCCCATCGGCGTGAACGGCCTCGACTACATCATCAGCGGGTCGAGCGCTCTGGAGTATTGCGGCATTGCCCGCGCAAACTCCTACGTCCAGTCACCCACCTACAACGCCAACGGCGCCTACCTGACCCTCGGCATGGTCTCGGCGTTCATGACCCGTATGCAGCAGGCTCTGGGCACCGCCCGGTTCAAGCAGCGCAAACGGAATGTCTGGTACGCTCATCCCGCGCAGAAGGTTTCCGCTGACATCCTCGGATTCTCGAAGACCCTCTTCACCGCAGGCGCAGGCAAGACTCCCGACAGCTATGACGTTGCAGTCAACCCCTTTGCGACCTGGATGCTGGCCGGCATCGAAGTCGTCGAGGATTCGATGTGCGCCACCGACAAGATGCGCTGGATCGACAAGGGCGTGATGAAGCGGGTTCGCTACCCCGGCTCCATGGCCTTCATTCCCGGCATGGTCGAGGGAATCTTCTGGCCGCGGCAGGCCGGCGGCCTCTGGGTCGCTGAGTCCGACGCCATGTTCCAGGACTCGCTCAACTACTACAGCTCGCTCCCGTGGGCTTCCGGATCGATCTACGGTTTGGGCGTGCAGCCCATCCTCAGCAATTAGCACCCGGTAACAATCGGGTCACAACTTGGCGGCTCGGCTTCAGCTTCGGCTGGGCCACCAACTTCCTGTTTACTGAAAGGCCGCAATGAGCGTAACGAACCCAGAAAACGATGCACCAAAAGCAGTGCAGGCATTCCTCGCCAAGATCGGCGGCAAGGTGCCTGGGCAGGATCGCGCGCTGTTCCGAATTGTGCTGGCAGAGAACTGCCTCATCAAAGCCGGCGGCATCTTCCATGACCTCGGCGCGGAGGAGCAATCCATCTTCGCCGTCGGCGCCAACGGCAAGGTCGTCGAGAACCGACTCAGCGACCGGGTAACGTCGGCTTCGGTTGTTGAGGTCGCCAAGTATCCGGTGGAGGGCTGGATCATCGAGCGCTGGTTCCCTGCGGAGACCTGGGGCAACCCAGAGCAGTGGAAGTCGCACAAGCCGGAAGACGGCAGCACGATGATGCAGGGCGAGTTTCCGTCTCGCGGCGACTACTGGATTGTCGGCGGCCCGTTCCCGAAAATTCCCGAACTTGGGGATCTTGAATGCTCCATTGCCATGCACCAGCAGGCCATGGAGAACCGCCCCACCAACTACGCTGCTTTGTTTAAGCAAACCATCAAGAACGAGGAGACGGCGCGGGAGGCCCGACGGGCGAAGCTCGAAGCCGACCTCGCCTACATGCGCAAGAACGAACTCGTTCCGGTGCTCAAGAGTGGATCACTCGCAGCGCAGCGGTTCCGCAACGAACTGCAAACAGCGTGTGGTCTTACCGAACACCTCGGCGCAGTCCACGACGCAGACGGCAACTAACCCAGCAGGCCCGCAACACAAAGGAGAGATGAACCATGGGAACACCATCATTCGCAGCAGCTAATCCAGTGGCAAACCCATACCTGGCCAACGTTCTGGACAAAATGCAGAACGGCAAGGAGATGCGGAGGCTGGCGGTAGAGCGCCAAGCCCTTCTGACCTCTCTCAAGGCAACGGGCCTCGCCCAGCCGGCCACAATCTTAAACTTCAACCCCGTCGCGTTGGCGCTCGACGGAGGAATCGGCTTCAAGGTTCCATCCATCCTCGATGAGTCGGTTCTCGACGACAACCGTTTCTTCTACAAGTTTGAAGGACGGGAGTACAAGGCGTCGGTTCTGACCATCCGCGAGCCGCGGACTTTCCTCCAGATCAAGGACGTGAAAGTCGAGGACGAGATCGCCAGCGGCATTTACGAGGTCAAGGCCTGCAAGCAGATTGAGATCGCGCACTGCTTTTTTGTCGCCTACACCCTCGGCACGCTGGGCAGCGCGGTCGGCATGGGCGGCGTGGTGGCCTTCGAGGGAGACCGCCGGCAAATCATGCGCGAGAAGACCAAGAGGATCGAGGTTCGAGTCCCGACCTACATCCGCCTGGAAAACAGGACTCGCGAGTACATCACCGAGACCAAGGACTTCGACGAGATAGTCGGTGCGTCCCTGAAGCTCCAGAAGCGCTACGCGAACTTCCAGACGCAGGAAGCGCAGTCGTATTGGGACAAGGAAGACCAGCGCGGCAACATCACGCCGGTCCATCGGATCTGGCACCAGTACGAGATGGATATGGGCTGGCGGCAGGTTGCGGCGCCGTGGGTGACGCTGACAACCGAATCGGCCGTGACTTGCCCCGGATGCGGGGAGCCCAAGAAGCGCGTCGAGGCCTTCGCGTGCTGGAAGTGCGCGCGCGTCTACGATCCATTCTCTGCCTACATGGCCAAGGAAATCCCCGCAAGCCATCCGTCAATGGAGAGGCTTGAGGAAAAGGATTGGCCGGTTGTGCAGAAGGAAGAAGCGCGGCGCAAGGCACTGCGGGCCGGTATCTAAACCAGAAGGGGAAGCATGAACGTTCTGCTCGATGTAAAGACAAGAGTCCGGTCGCTTATCGGAGACCCTGACGCTGATTTTGCGACGGATGCGTATTTGCTGCCATTGGTGAACCAGGCCTACGATGGCGCGATCACGTATCTGGCGGGCACATGCTCCCCCTTCATCACCCAACTCCAAGTGGCTGCCAACGTGCCCCTTGGCACAAGCAGCCTGGCAGAACTCCAAAAGCCCAACCAGCCTTTCTTTGGCCTGGTTAACCCTCTCGACCTCGAAGTGAAGCAGGCCGGGCAGCCGGAAACGAACTACGTCATGGCCACCCGAAAAGACATCCTGCCCAACAGTTCTAACTATGCTCCTGGCCAGCCGCTCATGAACTGGTTTGGGAGCGTCTGCTGGGAGTGGAGAAGCTACGTGGTCTACATCACCGGGTTGGGCTTTGCCGCGGACATTCGCATCCGCGGCGAGTTCCGGCCGGCAGCTCTGGTGAAGGACACGGACCCGATAGCGATACATCCGATGATGGCTTATGCCCTAGCTTTTTCCACGGCGGCCTTGATCGGCGCAGAGCGCGGCAATGCGGGCTATGTCCAGAACTATGGCACCCAGGCCACGAATACGCTGGACGACATCGCGGCCACACTCGTTCGGCAACAACAAGGAACCAGCAGTAGACTCGGACGAGTGAGCGGCGGCGGTCGGCGCGGCTTCCGTGGCCAGTGGTAATCAACCTCTAACCCAATCTCACAAAGGAGAACAATCTCATGGCTGGAATAACCTTTCAGGTTCTGAAGTACGAACCGAGCATCGGCTCACCGGATTCGGTGCTGCTCAATGCCGTGCCGAGCGGCAACTACACGACCGGCGTCGGCGGCACCACCGTTGACCTCAATCCGGGAAAGTTCGCAGATCCCAACGGCGTGGGCGTTCTGGGCGAGCCCTTGAATCAGCCGGTGACCCCGCCTTCGATTGAAGGTTGCGCGCTGGCCAACGGTGTGTACGCACAACTCACTCCGGGCGCAACCCTCAACGCGAACAAGATCACGCTCTGGAACTCGGAGGGCAGCGAGTTTGGCACTGGGGCGTACCCGGCGGGGACGCTTGTCGTCAGGCTTCCGCTGCGGTAGAATTCCGGCAGTGGGGATGTTGCGGAGTCCAAGGCCGCCATCTTAAACGAGGCAATAAACCTGCCCACACAGTAAAACCCCAAGAGAGCCGGACTCCGAGAGCCGGCGTAGAGAAGCCGCCCAACCAGGCGGCTTTTCTATTGGAGCAGAATGGCTCAGTTCAGCGGAACGCCGGCGATCATAAGTCGGTTCCTCGGCTACAACGATAACGACGATGAGACCAATCTCCCGACAGGACTGGCCGCGCTGGTCCGCAACTGCTGTTACGACGGCCTGACCTCAGTCCGCACCCGCGACGGCATCAACACCACTATGCAGGGCATCAACCAAAGCCCCATCACGGGCCTGGTCGGTGCTCTCTACACCCCAGAGACGGCGGCCGAGCAGTTCCTCCAGGTGCCGATCATCTTCGACCTGGCGGGCTCCTTGCAGTACGAAATTCCAGTGGGCTCCGGCCGCATGAATGCCTTTCAGCTCAACTCCAGCTTTACTCCCCCAGCCGATGCCCACATGATCGCGGCGCAGACCTACAACAAGGTCTTCGCTGCCTTCTCGGACCTGAGCACGCCGCTCTCAGGCATGGCGGTGATCGATCCCAGAACCAAAAACGTCTGGCCCTATGGGATGAAGCCGTTCGGGTGGAACTGGGTGGCCAACACGCCGGTCCTGGTTGGAGAGATGGCCACGCCCAACACGCCCAGCGGCAACGGCCATACCTATCGCTGCATCCAGGCGGGCGTGACAGGGGCGGTGCAGCCGGCCTGGCCGCTCACCGAAGGAGGAACAGTCTACGACGGTTCTGCGGAATGGCAGGAGTACACGGCTGTTCTTGCCAACCGAGTGGCGCCGCCGCCTAGCAACTTCGTCCTGACGCTGGCAGGCGGTGGGACTTGGGCAGCCAACCTCGACGTATACATGGTGATGACGCTGGTCAACAACCAGGGTCAAACACTGCCGAGTGCTCCGGTGATGATTACCACCTTGGCGGCAGCAACTACCGTGGTCGTGCCGATACCGGCTCTCGCTGCGCTCCCCGGATGGCTCTCGGAGCTTTCGGCTGCCTACATCCCGAACGGCGCCAACGTCTACACGGCCAGCGTCGCCCACGGCTCCGCCGCCCCGCCCATCTCGACATACGAGCAGGCGAACTGGACGCCGATCGCTCTTGGTACCAATTACAACTGCACAGGCGCTATCGCGGCTGGCGCTCCTCCTTCCCTCTGCACGGCACGCATCACGCCCGGCCAGCTTCCAACCCCAGACGCCGAGGTTCAAATTCAGCGAATCCCCGCAGGCAGCACGGTAGCTCCTCCGAACGCACCGGGTCTGTCCCTTGTGAATGGCGGCGGGAGTTTCGGCGCCGGACAGGTCGTGACGGTTGGATTGACGCTCGTTAATGCCTATGGCGAGACGACCCAGGGCGCGTGGGCGCAGATTGAGACCACGGCGGGAGGCCAAGGTGTCCAGGTGGATTTGGCGAGCAGTTACGGGCCAACGGTCCAGGGCGTCAATGTCTATGAGTGGAATATTCCCACAGGCGGCGGCCAGCCGGCATACCTAAAACTGGTTGGCTATTTCGCGCTGGGCAGCACGCCAGTTATCACGACTCAAGCGAGTGGAGTGCAACCTCCCGCAAACAATACCGCCACGCTCCCATCTGGGCTATTCCCCGCCGGGCGTGATGTATATGTGGCACAGACCTACACCAACGGCAACGGCGAGACGATGCTCGGCCCGCTTAATCTCATCGTCAACACGAATGCCGGAGATGCCACCCTTGTGACCGTGGCGGTTCCCCAGGACGACAACAACAACGACCTCTACACCATCGCATCAGTGGGCATCTATGAGGCCGATGTAGCGACCGGGGCACCAGCGCCTCCGTCGACCGCCTTTGCGCTGGTTGGCTACTACCAGCCCCAGGCGCAGCCGTTCATCCTTGAATCGGCGACCGGGCCTAATCCGCCAATCGTGAACGGCACTGGCTCCGGCGGAAACATCGTCGCCGACACATCAACCGGCGGGATCAACGGCACCCAGGGCTATCGATACGCCGCTCTGATGTACATGAACCAGAATTTTACGGTTTCTGGTTTCACCGCGAACTCTGTCATCCAATACGATGTGGACGAAGACGGATGGGAGTTAGGAATCTTCAAGGTTGCGACCGGCCCGGCTTACGTCCTGGCGCGCATCGCCGCTTTCTCGGTAGCAGATGGCTCGAATGACGGGCCATTCTGGTGGATAGGCAACGTCAATCTCCAGATCCCCGCCAAGAATTTCGTCTACCCGCAGACGTTCCTCTCGGACACGATCAACCAGAGCGCGACCGCCTTCCAAGACAATGTGACGACGAACGGAACGTTCAACTTCACCGACGAATATCTGGACGTCTCCAACGACGTGACCGACCGGCTGAATGTGATCTGGCCGAACCAGGCGGTGCATGTCGCGTATTGCCCGAGCGTGGACCGCATCTTCCAGGCTAGCGTGCCCGGCTACTATTCCGGCTGGTGGGTGTCGCTGGCCGGCGACCCCGAGAGCTACTATGCCGACCTGAGCTACATCTCCGTGGGCTCGGACGACGGCGAGCGTGCGTGGGGCACACTGGAATACCGCGGGACGGTCTACGGGGTTAGGGAGCGGTCTGGGTTCACATTTTCGGCCAACCCGAACAATCCCCAGTCATGGACGGCAACTAAGCGGTGGAGTGAGCGCGGGCCATGCGGGCCGCGGGCCTTCGATGCCTGTGGGGATTTCATCATCTTCGTCCACCGAAGCGGCATCTATCGCTACACGGAGACCACTCCCGAGCTTGTGACCAAGGAAATCCCCTACTTCTGGCGGACGATCAACTGGCTGGCTGCCGAGACGATCTGTTGCAAGATCGACCAAGAGAAGCACGAAGTTCATATCCTGGTGCCGGTGGGCAACTCGACTGTACCGAACCAGGAAGTCGTTCTCAACTACCTCGAAGGCTGGGAACAGCCGGTTCACTTCTCGACGTTCTCCCAGAAGGAGATCGCCGTCGCCGAAGTGCGGAAGTTCTCCATCAACGACGTGCAGGGATTCGTTTGCGACAGGATTGAGAGGTCGATTCCAGTTCCCGATGGGCAGCCGCCGCAGGGCCAAGTGGGCATCCCGTTCCCCGACACGACGTACAATACTTCCCAGCTCGTCTACGGGTCCAGTGCGGCCGATGGGACCGTGCAGGCAGTCACACCGGGAATCTTCAGCGACAACGGGGCCGGGATCGACTGCATCTTCGAGACCGTGTGCCCTCAGACGACGATGGCGCTGTGCAAGATCGAGGGATTCACTCTCAACGCGCGAGGCAACGGCACGCTCTATCCCTACTTCTTGGCCGGGCGCACCGTGGTTACAGGCGAGAACCAACTCGGACCGCTCCACGGAACAATCATTCCATGCCGGCCAATCGACTTGGACATCATGGAAAGTGAGGGACTGAGCCGAATGGTTCCGTCGAAACTCAGCGAGCGCTGGCGGATGCGGTTCACAAATGGGCGAGTGCCGGGAGCGTTCTTCATGTTGAAATGGCTCGCCATGTACACGATCCCCATGTATCAAGCGCGGGATGAATCGGAGGCCGGGGGATGAGCGCAGAGATCCGGTCGATGATTGAGTCAGCAGTCGGAGGCAACCGCGAAGACATGCGCAACCTCCTTCTCCAGTTCATGAACGAGCATGTCCAGGCCCATCAGGTAACGGGGACCAATTGGGTGTCACCGACATCGGGAACGCTGCCGTCCTCGACGACGCCGCCGCCAGCGGCAACCGCAGCGGCCCAGGGCGCGAACGGAGTCATCAGCCTACAGATCACGAACCCGACTCAGGCGGCCAAGGCGACCATCTATCACGAGGTCAGCTATTCGCCGGTCAAGAACTTCTCGCAGGGCGTGACGACTCTTCCGGTGTCAGCAAACAACACGGTGAGTATCCCGGCGCCGGGCCAGGCGCCGTTTGTGCGCATCCGGTCAAGCTACGATGGTTCCACTTGGAACACGCACCAGCTCATCCAGCAGACGGCTGTTCAGGCCGGATTGCAATCAAGTGCGGCATGTGAGCCGGGGACGGTTCTGAACAACTGGAACTATGCCAATGTGGTGGGCCAGGGCGCGCCTGGGCAGGTTCCCTTGATCCAGGTCTACGGGCCAAATGGCCCCTACCACGGTTACACGGCAGGCCGCGGCACAACGCAGGTCAGCAGGCCCTCGGCGACGATCCTCAACACCGACTACTCCGAGAACCAGATCGTTGCCTTTGACGGCAAGCGGTTCCAGATCAGTCCGGTGCTGCCTGGGGTGCTGAAAGATTCGTGGGAGCCGGTCGGATTGGCGCAGGTCAACGGGACTCCGGGCGGCGGCGGAATCAAGGGCGGTAATGGAGCGCGTCTCACCGCAATCTAAGGGAAGGCAAACAATGGCTTGGCAACTGAAAAATCACGACTTCGATCATCAAGTGGGGAGGCACTATGCCGTGCTCCACGACCCAGCGACAGGCGCAGAGCATCACATCGTGATCCATACCGGACACGACTCCTGCCCGACATGCGGGCACGTCAAGCCGAAGACGAATACTGGCGAGTTGGACTTCAAAGCGATTCTGAAAGAGGAACTGGCCAACCTCGAACAGAGCCGGATGCAGAGCGCGGCCTATGTGCAGCGGCACAACATCCCGGTTGCCAAGGCGAGCAAGCCGTGAGCGAAACCACTCTCCGGTTGGTCGAGCCCCGCGACATTCCCACGCTGCTTCACAAGTTGGCCGAGCAGAACCTGCGCGATGGGACGCACTACCCGCTGCCAGAGATATTCGACGAGGACGGCCGGCAGGCCGACAACATCCCGCTGGCCTATGTGGTCGAGCGTGGAGGTGAAGTCTTTGGGGCCATCGTCTTCGAGTCCAAGGGCGTCGAGATGATGCTGGTCGGCTGCAATCCTCGGGTGACTCTGACGGTGGGCAAGCACGCGCCGGGAGTGTTGTACACATTGCGTGCAATGGGATTCAACTGGATCAGATGTTTGGTCACACGCAAGATCGTGAAGCAGGTCAAAGACGCGATGAAGGAAGCTGGCTTCAGGCGCGACGATGGACGTTTTGCCAGTTTTTTCAGAGAGATATGAGGGAATAAATCATGGGACGTGCAGCGGCGCAGAGAGCAGATGCAGCATCGGCAGTCCAGAACCAGGGCTACTATCAGGAAGCCCAAAACTCTTACACCCAAGCCCAAAACGACATCGGTGACTACAAAGACCAGCTCTCGAAGTATGCTGCCAGCAATCCCTTTGGGGAGGGTGGCGAGTTCCAGAAGACGACCAATCAGGTTCTGGCGGACACGGCAGATGCTGGCGCACGGTCGGCGGGGGAAGCTCTCGAAGGTCAGGCGGAACGCACGGGGCAGAATACCGCCGGAGCTGTGGCGACCACTGAAAAGATGGAGCAGCAGGGAACGCGAGACTTGTCCGCTGAAGAGGCAAAGGCTAACCAGGAGCGTATCAGTGGCCAGGCAGGATACAACAAGAGCGTGCTCGGCGCCACGGAGTACCCGGCACAATTCGCCGAGGGCATGACTGGGGCCATGTCGGGAGCAGCCAACAGCGCGCTCGGAAGTATGGTGAAGGCGGCAGACTGGACCGATCCGGCCGCGAACATCTGGAACAAGGAAGCGGCGGAATTTGCGGGCGGACACCAGGTAAGCAGCTAACTATCGGGCGAGAAGGGAAAAACTAATGGGACCGGCAGACTACATTTCACCAGATGACCGCTACGGGGAATTGGTCAAAAACGTCATCAACCCCCCTCCCGACCAGACTGCCCAAGCGCAAGCTGGCGCGCAGCCGCCGCCCACGGCCTCTCCGGCCCCCGGTCCGCGCCCCGCCGCTGCCGCTCTCACACAAACACCGGCACCGGGTCCGTCTCCCGTGCCAGCGGTCAAGCCTCCAACGCCGACGCCAACCAGCGTCACGCCATCGGGAGCAGGCCCAACAGCGGTAGGGGCACCGCCAAAGACCTGGGCAGACTATGTGCGTTCGGCAAATGACAAGTCTATGCAGTCGATGGACCAGGCGCAGTCTGCCGCGGCTGCTCTTCAAAACCAACCGAGCGCGACAAGCCTGAACGCTACGCTCGAACAACGCCGCCAATCCTTTGCGGCACCGATCCCGTACCGCAATCAGACAACAGGGAAGGTTCTGACTTCGGCCACCGACCCAGTAACAGGTGAGCAAATCAACCCGGAGAAACTGTACAAGCCAGGTATCGGGACTCGCATCGTGCGTGGCATTGACGCTGTAAGGCGTGGCGGGGCTATGGGCGCGTTCGACCCCAAGGATGTAGGTGGGACTGCTTACGGTGATCCAAATGCGAACTATCGAGCGGCTGAGGCCGCCCGGCAGGCTGCGGCGGGTCAGATTTCGCAGGAGGAGCAACGCAACATCGCCAATGAGAAGGCCGACAGCGAGCGCCTAGGCAAGATCGGGACCGATCTGCGCGCTGTGGCGACCGGGTACCAGGACGTAGCAAAGACCTCCACGGCGCAGCAGACGGCAGAGCAGAAGGCCGACTACAACCAGCAGGTTGAGG